CCCGAAGTTCTTATGGGGATTTTGAGCGTCTGGAACAAGAATTTGCAGACAGTGTCCGATGTAAAAAACGCATAGCGCCGACCATCCGGGAAATGAACACTCCCCTGCTTGTTCTCCGGGCCTTGCAGGTCGGCCTAAAGATCACGGACTTTGATTTTGTTGAAGTGGGGGACATCTTTGATCTACTGACGGAATCCTCTAACGATTCTTACGAATACCCCAAGAAGGGGACGGAAGAGGACTTCCAGGCGTTGTTTGGGAGAAAATAATGGCAAGCGCAAAAACCATCAAAGGCATCACCATAGAGATCGAAGGCAAGACTTCGGGGCTTGTTAAGGCTCTGGAGGAAGCAAACAAGGAACTTTCCAGAACCAAAAGCGCCTTAAAAGATGTGAACGATGCCTTGAAGCTCGATCCGGGAAATGCTGATCTGATCCGTCAGAAGCAGCAGCTCCTCGCAGATGCCATTGACGAGACCAAAAAGAAGTTAGAAGCAGAAAAGACTGCTGCCAAGGATGCCGCTGACGCACTCGCCAGGGGCGATATTTCGTCCGAGCAGTATGCTACCCTAACCGCAGAAGTGGCGAAGACCACGAAGGAGCTGGAAGCACTTGAAAAGCAGGCAAGACAGAGCGCATCTGTACTCGGTGAGCAGTTCAAGGCAGCAGGCGACAAGATCTCCGGCGTGGGTGACAAGATCAGCGGAGTGGGGAAGGCATTAGCTCCTATCTCCGGAGCGGCGGTGGCAGGATTCACTGCTGCAATTAAGACCACGGCAGATTTTGAGAGCCAGATGTCGAAGGTTGAAGCTCTGTCCGGATCCACGGCAGACCAGATGGCTGATCTGGAAGCCAAGGCAAGGGAGATGGGCGCATCCACCAAGTTCTCCGCTACCGAAGCCGGCGAAGCATTTGAGTATATGGCTCTTGCCGGATGGAAAGCCGAGGATATGACGGCTGGTATCTCCGGCATCATGTCTTTGGCGGCGGCATCTGGCGAAGACCTTGCGACCGTTTCCGACATTGTCACGGATGCTCTGACCGCTTTCGGGCAGTCGGCGGAAGATGCAGGCCACTTTGCTGATGTTCTGGCGGCGGCAAGTTCTAATTCCAACACCACCGTCTCAATGATGGGTGAATCCTTCAAGTATGTCGCACCGCTTGCAGGATCCCTCGGATATTCCGTTGACGATGTAGCCGTTGCCCTCGGTCTGATGGCGAACTCCGGCATCAAGGCATCCCAGGCAGGCACATCCCTTCGGACGATCCTCACGAACCTTGCTTCTCCTTCAAAAAATGTAGCTGATGCTATGGAGCTGGTCGGCGTTTCCCTGGAGGACGGCGAAGGAAATATGCTCTCCTTCCGTGATGTCCTCGGACAACTCCGTGAAGGCTTCGGTCAGATAAAGATTCCGATGGACGAGTTCCAAAAGGCCGTTGAGGAAATGGACCGTCAGCTTGAAGCTGGAGAACTCACCCAGGAAGATTATGACGAATCCCTGCTTGAATTGATGGATCGTGCGTATGGTGCCGAGGGTGCCATGAAGGCGCAGGCGGCAGCGGCTATCGGTGGTCAGAGAGGACTTTCCGCTCTGCTTGCCATGGTAAATGCGTCCGATGCAGACCTTGAAAAACTCACGGGTGCCATTGACGGAAGCGCAGGAGCCGCCGAAGGTATGGCGGAGATAATGCAGGACAACCTCTCCGGTCAGCTCACGATCTTGATGAGCCAGCTCCAGGAGCTTGCGATCTCGGTCGGTGAAACCCTGCTGCCTGCCATAATGAAGGTGGTCGAAGGCTTACAGAAGTTCATGGACTTCTTGAATGGACTTGACGAGGACACCAAGAACACCATCGTCAATATTGGTCTTGTTGTGGCAGCACTTGCCCCAGCACTACTAATCATCGGAAAAGTGATAAGTGCGGTCGGAGCGATAGTCTCCGGCATTGGTGCGCTTCTTCCGGTGCTGACTACGGTGGGAACCTTCATCACGGCAACGGCTATCCCTGCCATTGGCGGTGTGATAGCTGCCCTTGCACCGTTTCTTCCCGTGATAGCGGCGGTCGGGCTTGCGATAGCAGCCATCATCGTTGTCTTCAAGAATTGGGATGCCATCGTGGAATCCTTCCAGATCATTTGGGGAGCATTCACGGATTGGATAGGCGAGAAATTTGAGAAGGCGGCGAACTTCATCACGGAACTTTGGGGAGCGCTCAAAGACGGTGCTTCCATGGCTTGGGGGCATATCAAGGAGACCATCACGGGAGCCGTTGACAATATCAAGCAGAAGGCAGAGGACCGTATGGCGAAGGTTAAGCAGACCTTTGAAGAGAACGGCGGCGGTATCAAGGGTGCGGTCGCAGTTTACACAGAAGCCATCAAGGGATTTTATGGCGGAATGTTTGATAAGCTCGATGCCGTGACGGGTGGCAAGCTTGGGGAGATCCTTGGAAAGTTCAAGGAGAAGTTCGGAGAGATCAAGCAGGCCGTCACCGACAAGCTCCACGAATTGATCTCCGGGGCGGCAACATGGGGCAAGGATCTGATCGACAACTTTGTCAAAGGTATCACCGACAAGATCCAGGCGGTCAGGGATGCCGTTGGAAATGTTGCACAGACCGTCAGAGACTTCATCGGCTTCTCCGAGCCGGACAAAGGCCCTCTGTCAAACTTCCATACCTTTGCCCCTGATATGATCGACCTTTTCGCAAAGGGCATCACGGACAACCTCGGAACGATCCAGGGAGCGATGACCGGAATGGCTGGCACGGTCGCACAGACGGACTACTCCGGGCAGCTTTCCGAGATCAACAACAACCTTGCCGGAATGGGTGGTCAACAGATGCTTTATGCGACCATCAACATCGGCGGAGACACCATTGATAGCGTAGTCACCCAGGCGCTCAACCGTAACAACTATTTGAGCGGAGGAAGATAAATGTTAGGCAGATATATCACCATAAACACCACCACCTTGCCGAACCCGACCAGCTTCACCCTGGATGAGGAAACCGTTGAGAATGTCTTCCAGAGCGAAGCAGGAACGGATCTGGCAGCAGTGGTCAGATATGGGAAGGTAAAAGCAAGCGCCACATTTCAGGTGTCATCCTTCTGGAGGGATAAACTCAAAGCCTTCTCACAGACGGCATCACAGAGCGTGACCATTGACGGTGACACGATGACAATGAGGATCAGGAACTACAAAGCGAAGCTCCTGAAGAACTCCGAGAATGTGGAAAACACGGACGGCCTTTGGACCGTTTCACTTGATTTCATAGAGGTATAGTTCATGTATTCAGTTTCCGCTGATTACTTAACTGCATTAAGCGCTCCCGTCAAGAAGTTCCGACTCACCGGCTCTGTCGGGAGCGTTTCTTTTACCCAGGCAAACATCATCGAGAACACCTTCTCCATCGTGAACCGTGTTTCCGAGGGATCCGAGGTGAAGCTGGGGAGCGTCTACATCGGGCAACTGAAAGCCACCTTCACGGGGCTGAATATTGCGAGGGGCGCTTGGCTTGGTAAGGTCATAACCGTCTCCGAAGGCCTTCAGCTTGCCGATGAGAGCTTTGAAGATGTCCCTTTGGGCATTTATACCATCGCAGAAGCAAACCACACGCAAGAGGGCGTAGAGGTTGTTGCTTACGATAATATGAACAAGCTCGACAAGCGCTTTGGCGTGGGCCAGACCAATGGCTCCCCCTATGCGCTCCTTTCCATGGCTTGCACTGCCTGCTCCCTCACCCTGGGAATGACGGAGAACCAGATCCGGGCGCTGACCAACGGAACGGCTACTCTGTATCTTTACGATGCGAATGACATCGAGACCTATCGGGATTTTGTTTCCTGGATCGCCCAGACACTTTGTGCGGTGGCTACGATCTCCAGAGACGGAAAGCTCGTTCTCCGGCAATATTCCATCACATCGGCAGCAACCATAGACGAGAACCACCGCTTCATGGGATGCTCGTTCTCTGACTATGCCGTCAAATATACGGGATGCTATGTGACCATCCAGGAAGAAGGACTTGCGAGATATGCAGGAGCTTCCCCGGATGATGGATTAACGGTCAGCCTGGGAGCAAATCCGTTCATGCAGCTCACCGGAGGGGAACTTCTCCAGCAAAATCTCATCAATGCCTTCGCTACGGTTTCGCTTGTGCCGTTCAGCGCCACAATGCTCGGCGGTGCGATCTATGATTTGTGCGATTGCCTGACCTTTTCTGGCGGTATCGCAAACGGGGCCGTAGTCGGCATTATGTCCTACGCTTATTCCTATAATCGGGGATATAAAATCGAAGGCTATGGTAAGAACCCAGACCTTGCGAATGCCCGGAGCAAGACGGACAAGGACATCACTGGCCTGATTGGAGAGATTGACACCGACAAGCCCCGTATCTTTGCCTACACCAATGCCGATGCAATCACAATCGCAGACGGTGGAGAACAGACGGTGGCGTATATCCATGTTGTGGCAAAGAAGGGGACACGCCTTGCGCTTCAGCTTGAATGCAACCACACGGCGGTCACTACGGAGACAGAGACGGCAACCGCCTACACGAATACCGACCTTCTCATCACATCCAAGATTTATGTGAATAATGTGCAGGAGAGCTTCTCCCCCGTGGAGACGGAACAAGACGGCAAGCAAGGGCTTTTCGTGACGCACTCCTTCACCGTTGACGAAGGCGGAACGGAAATTCAGATAGACCTTGCGTGTGCTGGTGGCAATATCTCCGTGGCGGTGGGTGATATTCAGGCGTATGTCATCGGTATGGGCTTGACGGACTTTGTGATGACCGATCTGGAGCTGAGGCATCTACCCACCAACCTTTTCAACTATGGCACGGTGAACTACTACGGCTTGGTCATCAACGGTGTGTATAACGATTCTTCAACGATAGACAAGACCGATGACTGCACCATCACTCCTGCCGAGGGAGTGGCTATTGCCGGAGATGCTGAAACGGTGTCCTTCACAGCAACCTATGAGGATTTTGAAGTGGAATTTGATGCACCCGTCAATTCTGTATTTACCTTCCTTCGTCAGAATCAGGGTTTGGTATGGGCTTCACAATATGCTGGAGACATTAGAGACACTAGCGGTGGAGTGCTTTCTACGAAGTCAAAAGTAACGCAGAGCCAGAGCGCACCTTATACAAAGACATATACTCTGTCATATCAGGGCATAGACTTTGATGCAGATCACAGACCGACCTATTCTAGCAGACAAGGCTCTTGGAGTTCTGTGTATGAGGTTTCAACAAGCGCAAGGGTAGGCATCACTGAATTTGGAACAAAAGAACTTGTATTTTGCTCACTCTATGATTTGGCAGATGTAAAATACTTTGATTATGATACATTGTCTGGCGGATCAATGCCTATTGTCATACACGATGATCCCGACTATTCCGGGAGCAGGACGGTTACAAAGGCGTGGATAGGTGATTCCGGGTACATTTACGAACTTGACGGATTCCTTATCTTTGAGAGATTCCGCTTGTTTGCGTCCGATAGCGGTTCAAGTCATAGTGGGTGGGCGTATGGTATCGTCACAAATGGGACACTTGACATCTACTTCAAGCAGAACTCCGATGCGTACTTTAGTAACAATGGAGTAATCAAAGGAGACAAGGGCTTCAAGTATGTCAACGGAACGGTGGATGTTTACCAGCTTGCATTTGACACCACGAATCTGTTTACAGCCACGAAGGTTACAACGCTTTCAGGAACGGGGCTGACGGCGTTGTCTGTGGTATATCTGGTAGACGGAACTTCGGATTTGTTTGTACTGACAGATTATACGCACTATTGCACGGCTGACGGTGCTGATAATTGGTCGGTGTCCGTCATCCCTTCGTACAATAGTAAAATTCGGTACATATCAGACAAGGATGTGTTTGTGTACTTTGATTCTGACGATACGCTGACATATCACGCAAGGATTCCGCTCTTGTACTTCTCGCATGACCTTGTGACTTGGTATCGTAACGGAACACTTCTTCCCGTTGGTCAGCTTGTGGCTCTTGATGGGAGCTATTCAAGCAACCTTCTTGAAAATGACGGATATATCGTAGGCACTTGCTTTAATTGGTATTACGATCAGGTGGGCTTCTCCGTCAGCATTGATAGGGAGATTTGATATGGCACTCAAAAAGATAACCTACAACGGCTCTTCAAAGGTCATTATCAGACTTTGCGAAGTGGTCAATGATCTAATTGACAGAGGTGGCGGCGGTCACACGATCCAGAATAGCTCTGGAACGGATATGACCGCCAGGACTAACCTTCAGTTCACGGGGGCAAGTGTGTCCGATGATGCCGTAAATGATCGCACCGTTGTTGATGTTCCCACCTACTCCGATGCAACGCAGAGCGCATCTGGGCTTATGTCGGCTTCTGACAAGACGAAGCTGGACGGGATCGCATCCGGGGCAGAGGTGAATGTGCAGAGTAATTGGACGGAGGCAGACAATACCTCTGATGCGTATATTGCGAACAAGCCGAATCTGGCAACGGTTGCAACATCTGGCTTGTACTCCGATTTGAGTGGAACGCCCAGCCTTGCAACGGTGGCAACAAGTGGATCTTACAACGATTTGAGTAACAAGCCCACGATTCCCACGGTAAATGATGCAACGCTTACACTGACGCAAGGTGGGAGTACGCTTGGCACCTTTACGGCAAATTCTGAAAGCAATGTTTCCATCGAAGTAGGAGGCGGAGGCCACACGATATGGGACAGAGTAAAGACCGCCCTGACATCACGGTCAAAACTGTGGTTTAAGGACGCAAATGTCACGGACGCAAGCGCAGACGGAGCGACCAAAGTGGAAGTGGTCACGGAATTAGCATCGGAGAACGCCTTTGATGCTCTGGCAACGGACGGCACGGCAGACGGCGTGTATACCTTCCCGGATAGCGGAACGGGATACCTGACCGCAGATATGGTCGGATATGGGTCGGGAACGGTCAAGGATGCGCTTGATTCTGTGGGTGAAAATGTAAGCGTTACGGCAGACGGGGTGAAGACCTATGCAACCTTACTCACAGAATTGAAAGCGTTGGCAGATGTGTCAAAGGTCAACGATCATTCATATTTAAGCGTAAGCGGGAATTTGTATCCTGCAATATATCCAAGTGGACTTGTTTTTGCAGGAATTATGGATATGAACGCAACTACGATGTATACATCAGTTTTCAAATTGATTAGTGCTAAATTCATTCAAGTCACAGAAACGGCAAGCGGTAACGGCTTTTCGGACAAGTCATCAAGCGTAGCACCGAATACGACAAAATTCATACTTTACTACAAATAGGGAGCGTGGAATGATCGGCATAAACAAAAACGGCACAAAAGAAAAAATCGGCATCCTTTTGCCTGCATCGTATCCCTCTAACAAGGTGACATATAACGGTGGAACGGTGAAAGATGCGCTTGATGATAAGGTATCTAAATCCGGCGATACCATGAGCGGAAATCTGACTATTGATAGACAAGATGGTTCACCAATGATCGGCGGACAATCTATACTTACGCTTGGAAATAATCTAGGTATAGATCAAGATAAGAACTCCGAAGGCTTGGTGTACTTGTATTCAATGACGGGCAAAAAAACCGTTTTGACTTCAACCGCAGATGGAAGCGACAAAATAATTGAATTTCCAAACAAAGCTGGAACGGTTGCACTAAAAACGGACATTTCAGATTTTCTTGATGTCAGAAATGTCGGTATGCCTACTCTTACAGTAAATGCAAGTTCTTACAACTCCGTGACGCAGGACGCATCAAGGACGGGGTACACGCCTATCGGCATTGTCGGGTATGCAATAAACACCCAATATCTTGCCCCTATTGGTGTCTATTTAACCGGCACTAGTGCCGTTGTTGTGTGCAGAAATCTGACAAGTCAACAAATTAGCGCAAGTTCTATCGGCGTGTATGTACTGTATAAGAAGAATATGTAAGGAGAGGGGAGATAATGGAAAAGGTAACTAAAGGCATTATTGCGGTCATCATCGGTGGCGTGACGGCTTTTCTGGGGGATTTAGCCATCCCCATCTATGTCCTTGTAGCGTGTAACCTTATCGACTACGCCACGGGGCTGATGGCGGCGAATTTCCGTGGGGAGAAAATCTCATCATACAAGGGCATCCGTGGAATAGCAAAGAAGGTCGGACAATGGCTTCTGGTGGTCATCGGCTGGCTTTTGGATGTGCTTATTGCCTATGCCGTGAGCCATATATCTCCTTCGTTTGAGATGCCCGTATTCATAGCAATAGTGGTGGCGGTCTGGCTTGGCTTTAATGAAGTCATCAGCATATTAGAGAACTTGGGTGACATTGGCGTTCCGATGCCTGCCTTCCTGAAGAAGATCGTGGAGAAACTGAAGGGCAAGATTGAGGACATCGGAGAAGGTGTAGCAAAGGAGGGAGAAGATGACGGGTGCTAAATTGGTAGAATATGCCAAGACCAAGTTGGGAACACCGTACTTCTACGGCTCAAAGATGATCGTGCTGACGGAGACATTTATGCAGACTATGCACAGAATGTATCCATCAACCGTGACAAGCCTCTATATTCTGAAGGCACGGAACAAGGGGCAAGTTGGGAAGGTATGCACCGATTGTTCCGGATTGATCTCTGGTTATACAAAGAAAATGCTAGGGTCTAGCCAGCTTTATTCACAGGCGTATACCCGGTTGAACATATCGGATTACAAGAAGTGGGCATCTGGCGTTGTTTGCTGGAGGCAAGGTCATGTCGGCGTATTCTGGTGGGAAGGATCCACGCCGAAGGTGATCGAAGCAAAGGGCATCAACTATGGGACAGTGATCTCGGAATTTGATCCGAAGAAGTGGACTTGCGGCTTGACCTTCTCCTGGATGAGTTATGTGTATGCCGAGAATGTGGCGAACAATGCCACCTGGAAGAAGCCGAATCCTTACGATGAACCGCTGAACCTTTTGAAGAAGGGCGCAAAGGGTATGGGCGTGATGTGGCTTCAGTTTGAGCTGAATGAAGCCGGTTACAAGCTCTCCATTGATGGCGAGTTCGGATCCAAGACCTTGAAGGCCCTGAAAGACTTCCAGACGAGCTGCAAATTGGTCTGTGACGGTATCTGTGGCGAAAAGACGAGAGCAGCGCTCAAAAACTCCTGACATCTGCCATGTGTCGGGATCTCCTCAAAGGCCCTCTGGCTACTCCTTTCCCAGGGGGCCTACACTCTATATTTTCTTTTGCATTATCCACGAATTTATCCACGAATTTCAGAAAATGCCGTAAATACTAGCGTTTTAGGAGTGCGGCTCACGGGACTCGAACCCGTGGGTAAAAATACTTCAAACCCTTGATTTTTAGGGCTTTCGCCCACTTTTTACCCTTCTTTTTTGCCGTTTTCAGAGTAGCGAAAATACTAGGAAAATAGCGGTTGTATGTTTCGTATTATCCACGAAATTATCCACGGAGAATTTTACCCGTGAGCCGATCACAAGGCCCCAAGAATCTCCGAAGCCCTCTTCCTGGCATCGTCCATTTCCATCGGATGGGTGTATACCCTTTTCAGGACATCGCTGGACCATCCGCCCATGGATTTTAGCTGCGCTTCCGTGAATCCGAGGTGAGCGAGGTGCGATGCAAAAAAGTGGCGCATCTTATGGATCGAGAAGCGAGGGATGCCGAGAGCGTCTTGCATCTTGTAGAGGTTCTTGTTGAGCGTTGCTGGGTGCATCCTGAAGATGTAACCCTGCTGCCGGATCTTCTCTGCAAGGGCATCGTCTATGAGGACTTTTCTGGTGCTTTGCCTGGTCTTTGTTCCCTTTGTGTGCCAGGTGTGATCCTCTCCGAACACTACGGCCTTGCTCACTGTGAGGACATTTCCGTCCAGATCCGAGAGGTCGAGGGCGCAGAGTTCGGATCTACGGAGACCATAGCAAGCCAGACGGAACGGCACATCCATCGGAGTATCTTTCGCCATGTCGAGGATCCTGATGATGTCATCCTCGGAGGGGACATATCCTTCCTTCGGTGGCTTGTCGGGGAGCTTCGGACTTTGTACGGCATAATCATAGGCCCTAATCGCCCCAAGAACGAATGAAGAGAGGTTCTTGGTAGATTTAGCCGAATGCGTCTTTGCATAGGTGCTGACAAGGCGCTGAAGGTCGATGGACGAGATCTGTGCGAGGTGCTTCTTGGCGAACTCTTCCGGGAGGTTTTTCGCTATGGAGACATATCCTCTGATCGTAGCCGGTGAAGCGATCCCCTTCCGGGATTCGATGTACGCTTGGCAGGCTTCGGCAAGGGTGGGATTTTCTCCGCTGGGCTTTCTCTTCGCTATATGCCGAGACATAAGGCGCACCGCTTCGGCGTTGGTGGGCTTGTGATCCACCGTTAGCCGATACAATGTGCCGTCTTCCATCTGCCCGATCCGGTATGATCCGGAAGGGAGTTTTTCTATCGTCATACAATACCCCCTGCCTTTGCTTCGATTTCCTGAACATTCGACTTTTCAAAGTCACCGTTCAGAATGTGGCTTACTGCATGGAGATAGGAGACCATCTGCTCTGTCTCGTCAAGCTTCTCATCAAGGTAGATCGTGAAGCCATCGGCACACGGTACCACCATTTCCTTTACTTTCGGTGGCATATCTACCAGGTATACAAAAACATCGTCCATCTTAAATCCCTAAAATCTGTTTTTTCTTTGCGTCAAATTCTTCCTGGGTGAGTATTCCGGCATCAAGCAGCTCCTTGAACTTTTTCAGTTCGTCTGCACCGGATATGGCAGCAGGCGCAGGAGAAGGAGTGCTTGAAATTTGCTTTGCCCGGAACACCAGCTCGTGGATGTTGTCACTGATGACTTGTGCTTGGCTTTTCGTAACTCCAACATTGAACTTTTCACGGATGGTATCTATCGTGACGGTGCCGATCGCCATTCCCTTCTGGAGTGTCACATCGTTGATGTTCTCCAGGGAAACACTTTGAAGGTTTTCCCCCACCAGCTTCTTCTGGCCCATGATGATCCGTTTATTTGTGACGGCATAGGCATAATTGTTGTCGTGCTTTGACATAGAGATATAATTGTGAAGCCCGATGAAGGTATAAAGGACTTCCTCATCAGCCTGAAGGCTCTTTGCCACTACTTCAAAGTGCTTAACTCCCCAGGTCTCTGTCATTCCCTGCCCTGATCCGGTTTCCTTGGCAGCGTCATACATTTCTTTCGCAGTTCTCATTCTTTAGCCCTCCTTGTTTGTTTGCTTTAATCTCATTAACAGATCCGCCGCCATCTGGAGATCTTCCGGTCTGGAATCCCTGGCAGCCGAAAACAACATCCTCAAATTCTTGTCCTCAAAGAGTTCTTGTGCCACCTCTGCCGTCTTTTCATCGAAGTAGTATTCCGCATCCTCGTTGATGAGCGCTTCAAGTCGCACATTGAAATACTCTGCTATTTTACGCAGAGTGGAGACAAGGGGGACGGCCTTGCCATTTACCCATTGATTAAAAGTGGGCGGATTTACGCCCAGCTCAATGGCAATCTGCTTTTGGTCCTTCCCCGAACCGTCTATCAGCTTTTTGAGGTTCTTTGATATGATTTCTCTTTGCTCAAACTCTGTCATTTTGGATCCCTTCCTTTCGCCTAGAATTTACCACAATTCAAAATTATTTTCAATTTTTTGCGTGTAATTCATAATTTATTATTGACAATTCATTTTGCCTGAATTAAACTTCGGGATAAGTGGTTCAGAAATAATGAACCGGAAAGGAGGAGAAATAGGTGAGCGAAATGAAAATCACCCTGGAAGCCTGCCGAGTAAATACCGGGCTGACACAGAAGGAATTTGCTGAAAAGCTCGGCGTTTCAATGAGTACGGTTTCAAATTGGGAGCGAGGGATCACGGAGCCGTCCTTGTCACAGTTACGGACGATCAGCGAGCTTTCAACGGTCCCCATCGGCTCTATTTTTGTGCCTAGCGGTTCAGAAATAATGAACTAAAGGAAGGGAGGATCTATGGCAAAGACGAATCTGACAAGATCGGCCAGGCAAAGGATATGCTTCGACCATTTTGTGGATGAGCATATCAAGACCAGGGCCGAAGCCGAGAGGGTGGGTGAATACCTTAATTGCTCGGCTGACAATGTTCTTTCAAAGAAATATGGGAGGGTACGGTGGACGCTCGACCAGGCACTTGATGTGATCGAGTTCTACGGCGGATCCCCGGGGGAGGTGTTCAGATGAGATTCACACCACCTAAAAGTATTGCAGAATCACAGTTCTATGGCGTGTGCCGTGAGCTGGAATCCGAGAAGGATCCGAAGGCAGCTTTAATGCTCCAGGGGGCGGCGCTCATCCTGGCAAAGTATATGACGCTCTGTGGGTGGTCTTCCAAAGAGAACGATGACATCCACTACAAGCGCATCGAGCAGGCCGCAAAGCGCCAGAAGGAGGGAATGGAATGAATCGGTATTCAATTAGATTAAATGATTCGGATTCTGTTAGATGTTGCGATTATTGTGCATTGACGGGAGAAAACACCGGAATCGATGTATTTACGGGTAAAGAGGTTGACGGTGTTTACAAATCTCTCTTCAGCTATTCTTCTGACATTTTTGGAAGCTGCTCAATAAGCATAGGCATAACCAATGGAAAGATAGTCCTTGATAACCCTGATTCCGTGACTATTGCATCGGCAAAGATTAAATTTTGCCCTATGTGTGGCAGAGAAATCAGAGAAGAAGAATGGGAGGACGGTGATGAGTAAGTGTTGGGAACCCACTAACCTTCTGCCCGGTCAGCTTCTTCAGACTAACCTGACGCTCGCAGACGGAAAGAACGCCGTTGCCGAGCTTGTCTATGAGACCGAAGCAGGACTTCTCCTGGAGATCCACGCCAACGGGTGCAGATATGACCGCTTCGTTATGTTCAACGAGATCTACACGGGGAAGGTGAAGCTCCGGACGATCGAAAACCACGAATCCTTGGAAAGAGAGGTTATCGCAGAATGCAGAACAAGAAAATCATTCCCTTGATGCTCTTTGTGGGAGCTTGTCTGGCAGCAGGCATCACCCTGATCTGGCTTTTGACGGATCCGGTGGAAGCGCAGGCGCATCCCCTCATTGGTCAGCCCATCGTCCGTGGTGAGGTCATCATCGAGGAAACGGTGATCTTGGAGCAGGAAGCTCCCCTCATTTCCGAGGATGATCTCTTCGCCAGAGTGATCCAGGCAGAAGCTGGGAGCGAGACGCTGATAGGCAAGATAGCGGTGGCGGCGGTTGTGCTTAACCGTGCAGAACGAGACAACGAGACCATCTACGAAGTCTTAACGAAGCCCAGCCAATTCGCAACGCCCTCCCTGAAGGCGGAGGAAGAGTGCTACACGGCAATAGAGTTCGCACGGGCGCATCGAGACATCTTCCCGGATGACATGGTCTACTTTCGGAACAAACACTATCACACGAAATACGGCTATCCCTATGTGCAGATAGGCGGTCACTACTTTTCAACGGAGGAGGAACACAAATGAACACGGGAACACTGAAGAACCGCAGATATTACTTTTTCGCCAAGAAGAATGGATCCATCGAGAAGGCCCTCTCCGAAGTGGCAAGGCTTTCGCACAAGGCCGTCTCGGATCTGATCGTCTACGGAGCGAAGGACGCAGGCAAGACCTATCTGATCTTTGAGGATCCTTCCGTAGGCAGCCATTGGGCGATCACAAGAGCGAGGTGAGCTATGGAGATTTTAGGAGAAGCCGTAACACTTCAGACCAGGCACGATGCCAACGAGACCGTAGACAAGGAGCAGAGGTACAGACAGATCCTTGCCGTCCTTCACGCCTACGGACCGCTCACGGCGAAGGAGTGCGCTGACATCATGGCAAGACGGGGGCAGATTCCAACGAATGAGAGAAACTTCACGGCACCCAGGCTGACGGAAATGAGCGTCAAGGGGATGGTGGAGCCTATCGGGAAGAAGGTCTGTGAATGGACCGGGAAAAAGGTCGCAGTGTATTCGATTAGAAAGGAGAACTAATGAAACTTTATGAACTTACCGGGGAATGGCTTTCCCTGATGGAAATGGCAGACGATCCGGAGCTGGACGAGCAGGCTTTCCAGGACACCACGGAAGCACTTGAAGGCGACATTGATGAGAAGGTCGAGAACATCTGCAAAATGATTAAGAACATGGAAGCAGACGCAGATGCTTTGAAGGCAGAGGAAAAAAGGCTTGCAGCCAGACGGAAAACCCTGGAGGGGAGAATCGCTTTCTTCAAGAAGTACATCTATGAGTGCATGAAGGCGATGGGGAAGGTCGAAGCCGGTGGACTTATCAAGGCGAAGATCGCAAAGAACGGCAGCGTTCTTCCGCTCGTTTTCAAGGAAGGCGCTGATCCGAAGGACGCACCCGAAGCATTTGTGAAGGTGGAGTATTCATTCAACAACGAAGCTATCCGAAAAGCTCTGAACGATGGCACGGACCTTGGATTTGTCGAATATGGCGAGAGGGGCGAAGGCGTCCGGATCAAGTAAGGAGGAGAACATGGCAGAACCGAAAAAGTCAGTATTTGAAGTATTGAACAGTATCAATGTGAACGAGCATACCGAGCAGCGCAACGGTCTGACCTATCTGTCCTGGGCGTGGGCTTGGGCGGAAGTCAAGAAGCGCTATCCCGGTGCGACATACACCATCTATGAGAACGCTGACGGTCTTTTCTACCACACGGACGGGATGACCGCTTGGGTAAAGACCGGAGTGACCATCGAAGGCTTGGAGCATATCGAGTATCTTCCCGTGATGGATTTCAAGAATAAGTCGATTCCTCTGGAGAAGATCACCTCTTTCGATGTCAACAAGGCAATCCAGAGAAGCCTGACAAAGGCCCTCGCTCGCCACGGAATGGGCTTATACATCTACGCTGGTGAAGATCTCCCCGAAGAGGAGAAGAAGGCCAAGGATGAGGAGAGAAAAGCCCAGGAAGAGGTCGCAAAGCAGAAAATTGACGAGGTCAAGGTCAATGCTCTCCGGGAGAAAATGAAGGCCGACAAGGTTGACGAAGCCGCACTTCTTACCATCTGCAAGCTGGAGAAGCTGGAGGATATGACGGAAGCCGTCTTTCGGAATGTCATCGACCATTGGGATCAGGTAAAGAAGTAATGGAGTGCAGATTCAAGACTGCTGCCATGGACTATGAAACCGGCAAGTATCTGGTCACTTTTGAAACGGCATCCAGGGAAGCCGTGGAGCATTGTGCCACGCTTGCCGGAGAAGATCTGGAAGTCGAGGTCGGAAAGAAGAAGAAAAAGCGGAGCCTTGATGCCAACGCCTATGCTTGGGTGCTTATGCAGAAGCTCGCAGAAGCCACGCACTCGGACAAGTGGACGGTGTACCTGGAAATGCTGAAGAGATATTCCAGAGCCTTCACTTTTGTCATCGTGAAGCCGAGTGCGGTCGAAAGGGCGATGGAACTCTTCAGGACTTGCGTGGATCTCGGAGAGGTCAAGGTAAACGGCACAGAAGGCCACCAGCTTCAGGTCTATTTCGGATCATCACAGTTCGATACGAAGGAAATGTCCGTATTGCTGGACGGCATTGTCTCCGAGTGCAAGGAGCTGGGGATCGAGACGATGACACCTGGAGACCTGGAGCGGTTAAAGGAGGGCTGGGGCAAATGATAGACGGCGAGTATTGCTATGTGTGCCAGAACCCATATACCGAGGTGCATCACATCTACTATGGGGCAAAGAACCGCAAGAGGGCCGATGAACTTGGCTACACGGTCCACCTTTGCCGGATCCACCACGAAGAGGTTCACAGACACCCGAATCACGGCCTTGACCTTCTCCTGAAGAAGTTAGGGCAGCAGGAGTGGGAGAAAACAAAGACACGAAAACAGTTCATTGAAACATTTGGAATGAATTATCTGGAGGAAGAAGAATGAACAAATGTATTTTTATCGGACGGCTTACCAAGGATCCAGAAGTAAGAGTGACCAATGGTTGGAAGAAGGTCGCAAGGTACACGCTGGCCCTTGATCGCATCGGAGAGGGTGCAGACTTTGTTCCGTGCGTTGCCTGGGAGAAGGCAGCAGAGTTTGCCGAGAAGTATCTCACGAAGGGTATGAAGATCTCCGTGGAAGCCCATGTGCAGACTGGCAATTACAAGGACAAGGACGGAAAGACGGTCTATACCACGGACTTCATTATCGAGCGCCATGAGTTCTGTGAGCGTAAGACGGATGCGCCTGCTGCCAATAGTTCAAACGAGGGCTGGCTGAATGTTCCTGATGGCGTTGTCGAGGATCTTCCGTTCAATTAAGGAGGAGCGATGAACAAGTATCGAGCGCAGAAAGTCGAACTTGACGGCATTGTGTTCGCATCACGGAAAGAGGGGCGAAGGTATCAGGATCTTAAACTGCTGGAGAAGGCAGGCGAGATCTCCGGACTTCAGATTCAGGTCAAGCACGAACTGATACCTTCCCAGCGTGATGAGGATGGCAAGTATGTCCGGGCGGTCTACTATGTCTCCGACTTTGAGTACATCCAGGACGGCAGGAAGGTTGTGGAAGATGTGAAAGGGTATCGCACGAAGGAATACAAGCTCAAAAAGAAGCTGATGCTCTTTCTGGAGGGGATCACGGTGAGGGAGGTATAGCATGGCTGAACGAAGGATGTTTGCGAAAACGGTGATTGATAGTGATTCTTTCTTGGATATGCCGTTATCGACACAAGCGTTATATTTTCATCTTTCAATGAGAGCTGATGATGACGGTTTTGTGAATAATCCGAAGAAGGTGCAAAGGATGATCGGTGCATCTGGTGATGATCTGAAAATCCTTGCAGCAAAACAGTTCATCATTCCGTTTGAATCGGGAATCGTAGTGATTAAGCATTGGAAGATTCACAACTATATCCAGGGAGACCGTTACAAGGCAACGGTATACACAGAAGAAAAGTCCCGATTAACGCAAAAACAGAATCACGAATATGAGCTTGAAGCGCCTTGTAATCAGGATGTATCCATTTTGGATACAAAGTGTATCCAGGATGTATCCATTTTGGATACGCAGGTTAGGTTAGGTAAGGATAGTATAGGTAAGGATAGTATAGGGACTATTTGCCCGGAGCCTAAAGCTCCGGACCGTCCACCATTCATCACCCTACCCCTGAATGACGGAACTGAATACCAGGTAACGCTTGAAGCTCTGGAGGAGTGCAGGCGATTATATCCTGCCGTAGACATCGAGCAGGAGCTTCGGAATATGAGAGGTTGGTGCATTAGTAACCCTACAAAGCGAAAGACAAGGAGAGGAATCGAAAAATTTATTCATGCTTGGCTTTCAAAAGAGCAGGACAAAGGCCCTAGACGGCAGCAGGCGAAGAAACCTCACCAGCAAATGATGAAGAAGGATGCAGACCTTTCGGATCTGGAGAAGAAGCTTTTGGCAAATTAAGGAGGGAACGAAATGAGATTCAACGAAGGACAGAGAGTGCGAGTGCTTAATCTTTCCGGGGGAATTGCTCCGGGGGAGCTTGTGACGATCATCGAGAGCGAAAAACACGCCAATGTGGAGATTTACAAGGCATCCAACGGCGAGACTTTTGCCTACTTCACGCCGGATATGCTCGAAGAAGTGGAGGTATTGCCAAATGATAATTGAGTTCATGCTGATCTGGATGCTCGGCAAGGCAGCAGGGATGGACCTCTTCTTCTGGATCCTTTTTGCAGTTTGGGTGGCGTACCGGATCATCAAGGAAATGGCTGACAATGCGCCGGAGATGGAGGAGTGAATGACTAACGAAGAGAAGTTAAACAATACCCTGCACGATGTGTTTCCGCATACGATCTTTATTCGGAGGATGGATGTGGAACACGGGATATGTGAAATTCATATGTCAAAGGAATGGCTGAATGCACCGTATGAGGAGAATGAGGAAGAATGTACGGACAACTAACTGTGTGGGACATCGTAGCTGGTGAAAAGAAGCCGTGCGACTACCGATTCCAGAGATACATCGGACAAAAGGTGCGGTTCTGGAGGGATGATATTGTCGGAACGATAACTTGCATCGAGCCGTACTACACCCAGGTCAAGACAAAGTATGGGATCCTTGCAGGAACTCCGACAACTATCGCACCATTGGAGGACAAGTGATGGAAGGACAAATGAGCCTCTTTGACGGTTGGCTGACGGAATATTGCGACACGAAGCCTGCTATCGGGACGGAATTAGAGTTCCTTTACAATGGTGGCATATATCCGTGTGTTGTCGAAGCTCATTGTGGTTATGATTTCTTCTGGGTGCGTTTTACCGGAGACCGTCCAATAGGTCCTTACGATTCTGGTGGGTGGCACTTATCCCTCCGAGGATATGAAAAAACATGGAGGTACAAAAATGGACGGACAGATCACGCTTGGCGAATATCTGGAAGAGAACCCCTTGGAAATGATGAGCCTTGAAGAGGTGGCGCAGATCATCGGGGAAGCCCTTGGCCTATCGTTTCGGTGGAATGACTACCTTGAACACTACGAAGCGAAGATCCCCGGAGGTATCAAAGCAAGCATTTCGTTTGAGCGCTGGAACACCGGAGACGAGAAGGACGGACGCAGAATGATCGGGTGCGGTGTGGATATGGTGCTAGGCGGATGCGGTTGTGGGGAGGACACCATCGAGGATGCCATCAGGTTCCTGAAAAGGGGCATCGAGCATTTACAAGAAGAGAATAGGAGGCGAAAACGATGACACACGATTTAGACGAAGCAACGGCTTTCCTCTGCCGTAGACTTGACCGATGCTCCATCCATTTACGGGCAGAGGAGCAGATGGACCTCTCCACGGACATTGACCTTGGAATAGCAAAGATCAAGGAGCAGGCAGCCAGGATAAACACCCTTGAAGAGATCATCCGAAAGATGTACCAGGAGGATGACGGAAAATGATAGCAGAAATGAATATTTTGTGTTTAGGTGGTCATCGTTATCGTTACAAGATGGAAGACATTCAGCATTATGATCTAGATTATTGCAAGAATGTAACCAGAATTGACTTTAAGGACGGTTCCTTCATCGAATTTACAAGAAGCAATATAATTTGCGTAGAGCTGGTAAGCAAGCAATTCTTTGAGGATGGAGGTGCCAAATGAGAGACTACCAGCGCAAGAAGGGCAAATACATTCTCCCCGATGCCGTCTATCACCAGGTTCTCTGGCAGATCCGTGACTATTACCGCCTAAAGACCGAAGCAGATGCCATCGTGGAAGAAGGCGGCGGCCTGAACAATGACGGTATGCCACACGGATCACCTTCCCCGGATGGAGTTTTCAACAAGGTGGCTAGACGGATGGAGCTTCTTCGGGTGCCGGATCTGATAGACGATGAGCTTTCCAAGATCCCTTTGGAATACCGTCACGGCGTATGGCGCAATATCCTCTATCGGACGGCTTTCCCTGATGACGCTGACCGCACCACCTATGCCAGGTACAAGTCGAGGATGATTTTTAACCTGGCAGAAAGGCAAGGGATGATATGAGAGGTGAAGAATGCAAGTAGTGATTGATATTCCAAAAATCGAATGGGAATGGTGGCAGGAAAACGGAGAGATTGATGCTTGCGTTGTAAGAGACGCTTTGAGAAACGGAATTACACTCCCTAAAGGACACGGAAGGTTGATTGATGCGGATGCATTAATTAAATCAACTGACAAAGAAGAAGTGCATATGTATGAAATTGCACTTGCACCAACAATCATAGAAGCAGATATGAGGGAGACCTAAAACTTGCAACACCGGGGAAAAAAATAAGTGATATTATGTTAGCGTCAGAATATAGGCGGAGGTCCTTCGGGGCTTCCGTCTTTTCGTTCTGGTCATAGCTCCCCGGTGCGCCTTCACCCGTGCCGGGGACCCCTTGGTGAAGAGTATGCTACGAATATTACAACATTCGATCTACGATCACTTCCCGGAACGGCATCCCGTACCTGGGGAGCCTTTCGTAGACATCTATGACACAACTGCAAAAGACTTCTACTCGCCATATAAAGGCGATAGGGCCGTGGCGCTCCTCCTGGAGCCGAGGTCACTTGCACCGGAAGAATACAGATATTGCCAGATGTACCCGTATGAGTTCAAGCTCATTCTGACGCACGATAGCAAGCTGCTAACTCTGAAAAATGCAAGGCCCTTTAATTGGGCGGAGGTCTGGTGCAGATCCGATTCTGAAAAGACAAAAGGGATCTCCCTGGTATCGTCTTGGAAGAATTGGTGTCCTCTTCACAAAGAACGGCTTCGGCTTGCAAGGCTTTACAACGAGAACCCGTTGGTGGACTGCTTCGGATCTTTTACGGATCAGGACAAGTGGGACGAGCCTATCGTAGCACATGAGCATTACCGCTTCGGCATAGTCATCGAAAATGACATTGATGACTATTGGTTTACCGAAAAGCTCCTGAACTGCCTTGCGACCAAGACCGTACCTATCTACCTTGGCTCTCCGAAAATCGGGGAGTTTTTTAATGCTGACGGTATCATCCAGGCACAAAACGGCGTGGAGATCCAGGACATCGTCCAGACGCTTGATGTGGTCCGTGAATACGAAAAGCGCAAGGACGCAATAGAGGATAACTTTGAACGATCCAAGAAGTGGGACATCCGCTGGATGGATCGTCTTTTACTAGAATACGGCAAGGACTTGGAGGAGGTGCAGCATGGCTGAAAAGTGCCAGATTCTACTCTACACCTCATATCTTCATATCATCGGTGGAATTGAGACTTTCGTCATCAACTTCACGAAGCTCCTTGGCGCACAGTATGACATGATCCTGATGTCTTCCCAGGTATTGCCGGAGGACATCAAGGCACAGATCCCCGTCAGGATCCTTCAGGGTGTCAAGGATGTGGAGTGTGACACCTTGATTATGATTCGGGCAGCAGATGCCAATGTGCCGTCCTACATCAAGTACAACCGTATGATCCGGATGTGTCACTCTTGCCGGACAAATACGGATTGGTCGATCCCGAATGACTATGACGAGCTGGTCCATGTCTCCGAGGTATCGAAGAAGAGTTTTGAGACGGACGGCTTGGTTATTCATAACCCACTGATCCGTGAAGAAAGCAGACCGCTCTTCCTGGTATCGGCAACGAGGATCCCGGCAAGGGATAAGGGCATCAATTCCGACCGCCTTGTGATCCTTGCAAAGATGTTAGAGAAGGCAGAGATCCCGTACATCTGGATCAACTTCTCCGACAGACCGCTGGAGAACGGACCGAAGCATCTCATCAATGTCGGTCACATCCAGAATGTGCAGCCGTACATCGCAAAGGCTGACTACCTGGTGCAGCTCTCCGACCACGAAGGCTTCGGCTATACGGTCCTTGAAGCACTGATAAATGGAACGGCGGTTATCTGCACACCCTTTGAGACCACAGAAGAGCTTGGCGTGGTAGACGGGGAGAACGGCTATATCGTACCCTTTGACCTCAACTTCGATGTCAGGAAGCTCCTCGATGTGCCACAGTTCTCCTACGAATGGGACAATGCGAAGATCCTGAAGCAGTGGAAGAAGCTCCTCGGCAAACCCAAAAAGCCGAAGCCTGCTGCCAAAGAAGAACAAAAGCCCAAGGTGATGGTTCGTGTCAAACGGCGCTATTTTGACCTAGAGCTTGATAAATACCTATACCCCGATGAAGTTTACACCTTCACCGAGGAAAGGGCGCTCACGGTCGCAGAAAGGGGCTTCATTGAGGTGATGGATGGAGTGCGCTGAAAGCTTCTACAAGTCAAGGACCTGGGCGAAGTGCAGGACGGCCTATGCGAAGAGTGTGGGCGGTCTGTGTGAGCGGTGCAAGGCCAGAGGGATGTATAACCCTGGGCGCATCGTTCACCACAAGGTATACATCGGACCGGAGAACATAAACGATCCAAGCGTCACTCTGAATTGGGATAACCTTGAACTGCTCTGCCGTTCCTGCCATGAGCTTGAACACAAGTCACAAAGGCGATACGCCGTGGTGAATGGGCGTGTGGTGGGTGTGGATAACGCCCCCCTATGTGGATAATGTGGGAAACTCTCGGAGGG